AGCTTCAATCATTGCAGTTTCCATGTAATCCTCAAAACGTAATCTTGTTTCATGCTCTGATTTTAAATACCATAGGTATCCGTTTGCTCCATTTTCAGTTTGTATTTCTACCCAACCGATTTGAGCCATGTCTGATCCAGATACAGAGTATTTGTCTTTTAAAATAATTGGTTTATTTTGAAAGAAATAATCATCTGACTCTAAAGATCCAACCATACCATTAGTTCCTTTTGCAAATTCAGAACCGTATACAAATAAAGTACACGCTACTCCCGCACCCATTGCCTGAGTTAATTCGTAGTATGCTACTTCTATTTGGCTACTTGTTAAGTTAACATTACCAGCTGTAGTTCCACCTGGAGGCGTTACAATAACTCCTTTATTTGTTAAAGTTGAACCTGGAGTATTATCAGATATCATAATAGTTTGTCCAGCTCTTAATGCTGCTGAAGTTTGACCTGCTACTAATAAAGGATTAAATATATCGTTAATAGTTAAAATTGCTAACGAGTTGATTGCAGCAATATTTGACGTTACATTTGTATACTTTGTATGTAATCTTCCTTGTTCTGCCCACTTAATCATATCTGAGTTAGTTGGCATTTCAGCACCTACCATTCTTAGGAAAGATGCAATTGTTCTATTTCCATAACGCTCAAATTCCTTTTCATAAGTATCAGGAAGATACTGATTTAAGAAATCAAAGTTAGTTATGTAGTTTGTTGATAGGACTTGTTGTTGAGCACTTGGCTGCAAATCAAATCCTGGGGCTGCTTGTACTGACATAATTTATTTATTTTTTTTAATATTTATACTTTTTTTATACTTCTAATTTTTAATCCTCTTCCACTGCTTGTATCACCAACAGCTCTAATTTTCAAGCCATCTTTTGTTACACCTTGAGAAGCTGGTCTAATATCCATATCAATGTTTTTTGATTTTTTAGTTACATTGTCTACAGCATTAGATACACCTTGATCGTAAAAAAACTGAGCGAATTTTTCTGGATTCATTGCTATTGCTAAAGACTTGTGATATCCTTTAGCGTCACTAATTAATCCATTTTTGTCCATAAATTTATTTACAAAATTATTGACATCAGACTGAACGTTTTTTAATTCAGTTGCATCGCCTGGCTTATAAGTAAAACTTTTTTCTCCTACACTGAACTCAAAACCTTTGAACTCATTGCTAAAAACCTCATCAGTTTTTTTGAGAAACCAGTCATACCTTTTACGATTTTCTTCCTGCGCAGTTTTAGATTCTTCTAAATAACTTTTATAAGCATTAAAATCTTCTTTGTCCTTGTCAGATAACCCATTCCCACTTGACTCAAGAGGAACTTTATATTTACCCTTCTGTTCATTGAAATACTTTTTTGCTTTCGCAAGTTCTCTTTTTTTAGCTAATTTGATTTTCTTTATTGCCCTTTCATCTTCTAACTCTTCATCATATGAAAACTTATCGTCAATAAGGTCTTGAATATCTATTGCGTCCAAACCATCTTCAGTTTGTGCGTAATAATCAGCTAATAGTAGTTCATCGTCCATGGTATCATAATCCTTTTGTAATTTATAAAAGTCTTCAATACCACGTCCAGTTTCCTTTTTAAAATTAAGGTATGCCGAAACATCTTCAGGTAATTCATCATTGTCTTTTGTTTGCGCAAACAAATCATCTACTGAAGAGATATCTTTATCATACCTATTTTTAATATATGAAAGAACGTCTTCGTCATTTAACTCTGACGAGGGAGTTTCATCTTTTACTTCTTCTTTTGTTTCTTCAGCTACTGGAGCTTCCGTTGTTTCTTCTTCTGTTTTAGTTTGAGTTTCAGTATCTTCATACTTATCCTCATGTTTTTCTAAAAGAGCTTGCTCAACCTCTGCGGTTGACTTCTCTTCTTTTGTAACTTCTCTTACTTTAATTTCCATTTTATTTAATTTAATTTATACAAAGTTAATAATAATCCAATAAAATATTTAAGGCTATCTTGGGTTGAACTCTGCAAGATCAAACCCGTCTAAACTATCTTCATTAGACTCAAAATTTATTGGAGGTAAATTGTTTTTTCTTTGACTTATAAGCTTTGATTGTTCAGATGACTGCTGGCTTATTCTTCTGTCTTTTGCTTTTTCACGATTTTGTTCACGCATATCTATTTGAGATTGTTCTAATCCTTTTATTTCCATAGCGTATTCAAATTCAGTTTGCATTAATTGTTCTTTTAATGCAGCCTCATTTTTCATCTTTTCTATTTCAAAACCTATCTCAGCTTGCTTTACTTGCATTTTTGACTGAGTTTCCATTTGTATTTTTTGCATTGCTATTTGTGCAGCGGCTTGTTGAGCTTGCATATTGTTTTGTTGTTGCATCTGCATTTCCTGAGCTTTCTTCTCTTGATCTTGTCTTTGCTTCGCTTTTCTTTTAACTTTTAGCAATTGATTAGCCATCTTGATATTTTTTATTTCTCTAATATCTATAGCGTCTTCTAAATCTATACCACCCTTTGATAATGCCATTTGTATGTTTGCTTCTAATCTTGCTTTTTCTTCTTCATCTGGAGCAACTTCTACAAATATTCCAAAGTCATATAAATATAAATTCTTAATATCATCTAATATTCCCAAGTTGTATTTTCCTATCTGCATTGCAAACTCATCAGCAAAATCTGAATATTCTAATACATCTGCTGTTCTAATAGATAGTGCTTCAGCTAAAGTTTGTGTTAGATATAAACTACCGTCTAAAATATGTCTTGTTGCTGTGTTGGAATTTAATGCTGCAAGTTTTTGAACTCCTACTAAAGAGTTTGGATCAGGAGTGCTACCGTCTCTTGCTTCATTAAGACCTGTTACCTGTCTAATCATATTCATATAATGATTATAATTACCTATAAGCATTTGCATTTTATTAGCGCCACTATTAGATGTTAATTGTTGTATTGGTACTCTTGCGTTATTAAACTCTCCATCTTGTGTATAGCTCCTTCCAACAACACTACCTGTCTGGAAATATAATCTTAATGCGTCAGCAGGATCATATGCGTTACCTGTACCTAAGTCTACTTCACTTAACCCATCTGCATCTATAAATACTCCATCTGGCACAACTTTTGTTATTACTTGTTGTAATTTTAAATGTGTCATTTGAATAAGGTCAGTAAAAGGTATCATTCTACGAACTAACGACTCTATATTTCCCTTATACATTCTTGGTGCAACTGCTACGTAGTTAGGCATAGCATACTGGCTGGCAGACTGAGGTCTTACCATATTTTTTGCTAATTCCCACTTTAACAATATGTTAGTACCCATAACCATAACACCATCATACCAAACATCAATTCTTTTTTCTACTCTTTCAAATTTTCCTTCCTCCATCATTTCTGGTGGTGGATTAAACTCATCATCTTTTTCTACTGTTTTAAAATTACCAGATGATGTTTCTTTTTTCTTATATACAAAACTGTTAGTAGATTTATAATTAAAATATAACAAGGTACAAGTGTCTCTATAGAACATAGAGTTTTCATACATAGCTGCAACATTATAATACTGGTACCAAGCCTGACTATATTTTGATATTTCTTCTAAATCAGCTTGTGTTAAATCAGGGTTAATTTTTAATAATTCACCAATTGGTATGGTTTTTATTTCGCCCCAATAAAAACAATCTTTAAAATGAGGGTCTTCGGTATAGCTATATACTACATTAGCTGGATCTACATAATCTACTTTTACTCCATCTCCTTTTAAAAAATTATGTTTACAAACCCCTATACCTAATGTCATTAAATCTAAGTCACATCTTTTTCTTGTTTGTTCATAATGATTTTCTGCTAATATAGTATTGATAGCACATTCATTTGCAATTTCTACAGCTGGTTTATAATTCATTTGCATATACAGCTCCATCTCTAAATCAGTTTCTGGTAATTCTTGTGGATCAACCTGAAACACATCTAATCCAAAATCTTCTTCTATTTGTTGAAATAAAGGTTTAGCTATCACATTTGTTTCTATCATTTGCTGAAACTCGCCTCTTTTTTCTGATGACATTGCGTCTTGAGCATAAGTCTTAACATGAAAAAGACGATCGCTCATGCCATTAACAACTATGTCTACAAACTTAGGTATTACAGGTACAGGTGCCCAGTCTAAATTTAAATAGCTTAAGTCACCGTCTACAGCTAATTCATTTTTATATTTTGCTATTGATTGCTCTCCTCTTGCATAAAGTCTAAGCCTGTTGAACTCAGCCCATTGATCGTAAAACCTACATGAATTATACGAACCTCCTTTTCTAAACCACTCGTATTGAATCGCCTGTCCGATTTGTAATCCATACTCTTTTGTTTTCTTTTTTGAATCAGAAACAAATTGGTCAGGAAAAGCAGTAGATTTTATATCTATAGTTACTCCTTTCATTTATCTTATTATTTGACTTATGGAACTCTTATTGTTATATCTTGCAAAGTTAACACTTATTTTTGATTTTTGTTTAGTGGGTGTATACAGGTGCTTTTGATTAGCCATAATGGCCAAGCCAGAACTTATACTGGCATCAAACCTTGTTCTATTATTAATATCAAACTTTGCCCAGTCTTCTAAAGTTCTTTGAAAATACATGGTTCCTATTACTTCTGCATCTCTATAACTTCCTTCAAAATCAAAACCTATATGCTTTTCTATATACGACTCTATAGCGGCAGCATGAGACTGTTTTACGTCTTCAGAAGAGTTTGGTATTCCTCCTAATTCTTTTTCTGTTTTTGATAATTTATTAAATCTTTTATCTGGTCTATTCATACAGTAACCCCTGTAACCTCTATTTTTAAAATGATACAATAATCTTGGTTTGTTATTTTCACACAATATAGGCATACCATAAAATACGCAGGCCATCAATACTTCTTCAAAAAATATTTCTGCTGTTTGAGGTCTTGCAATGTATTCTAAAAAAAATTCATTTGATGGCGCGTGATCCATGTTAAATTTAGTTAGACCATGCAACGCACCGTTAGACCCCTTTCCGACTACTACTCCAGAAATATCATAACTATCACAACCAAAAGATCCAATATGGTCATTACCAGGATATTTTTTTCCTAATTTAAGTATATGCCTGTTTTGCAATCTTTTCTCTGGCGTCCAAGTTACTAAAAATCTACCACTTTTATTTGGGCTAAATATTACTTCAGTATCTTTAACCCCGTCTTTCCAATGAAAAGACCCACGAGTAACATGATGATCTAATATGCATGAATCATTATAATCAATTTGTTGATATATTTTAGTTAAATTAAATAACGACTGCTTGCTTTCATCTCTAAATGCATGAGACTCAGTTCTTGGAAATTGTCTATAAAATTCGTTTAATGCATCAGCATCATTACTTAAAGAGCTTACTTCGTTTTCCCAATAATCTATTGCTCCTATAGTAATGTCTTCTCCGTCAATACCAATGACAGGTTTTTTTGGAAGATGTAAAACAGGCATACCGTATTTATCTATATACCCTTCAAAATTCCATTCCATAGGTATAAATAAATTATATAGACCTGATTTTGTTTGACCGTTTTGATTTCTTTTTGATGCGTCTGAATCTTCATATAATTTTTTAAAATTAGCCCCTCCTTTATCTAACGCATTAGATGTTGAGCCCATCATACATTTACCTATTATTTTACTACCAAGCCTTAAACAGGTCTTAGTAACTCGCCAATTATTTAATATATTTTCTGGTCTTTCCCACTTACCACTTTCATCATGTAATAAGTATTGTAGCTTTTCACCATCATAAGAGTTATCAGACGTATTCTTCCAATCAATAGTAGTATCAAGACCGTCAAGTTCCTCATCTCCAGTGTCATACATATTTTTCTTAGTAATTTTTGATGCTGGTACTCTGTATGCTAATTCTGTTTTTGGCTTATCCATACCATCTTGAATAGGTTTAAAGAAGAAAGGATAGTTATTAGATATAGGCACAACTTTGTCAGTAAACATTTTTTTAGCATCAGCTCCTGTTTTTGACAATATACCAATACGAGCGTCTCTGGTTATTGTTGCTTGATTTACACCTTCACAAGAACTCATAAAAGAAAAACCCGAACGTCTTATTTTTAAATAACACATTCCAAAACTTCTTTTGTC